AATTAATAAACGACCCCGAAACAGCTATCGACCAAGTAGAACAAGCCGACATTAAGTTTCCCCTTATTATGAAAACATTAAGAGGAAGTAAAGGTGTCGGTGTTTTATTTTTAGATAGTGAAAGAGGGTTAGATTCTATTGTACAACTTATACATAAACAAGATGAAGACGCAGATTTATTAGTACAAGAATATATCAAAACAGAATATGATGTTAGAGTACATATTTTAGGTGGTAAATTTTTAGCGGCTATGAAACGACCAGTAATCGAGGGTGATTTTAGGTCAAATGTATCGCAAGGTTCTAAACCAGAAAACATCAAACTTACAGAATTAGAAATAGAAGAATGTTTAAAAGCTTCTAAAGCAGTTGGTGGTTATTGGACGGCTGTTGATTTTATACCTAGTAAAAATAGAGAAAAACAACCACCGTTTATGTTAGAAGTAAACTCATCACCTGGTACAGAGGGTATTGAAGACGCTACTAAAATGAATATTGCAAAAGAAGTTATTACACACTTTGCACAAAAAGAAAATAGATTTACAGTACCAACAGAATGTGGCTACAAAGAAATACTAACAATTAAACCTTTTGGTGAAATAGTATCAAAATTTGATACGGGTAATTCAGGTATGCCAGTTATTCATGCAGATAAAATTAAACCAATGTCTAATAAGAAAATAGAATGGACTTTATTAAATAAAACTATTACAAGTGAAATAGTAAGAATGGAAGAAATATCTGTAGGTGGTTTAAGAGATTATGATGAAGACCGATATGTCGTAAAACTAGATGTAGAATTCGCCGGTGGTTTCTATAAAGATGTAGAATTTACCATTGATGATAGAGAAGATAGAACACCTATCTTACTTGACCGTGCATTTATGAATAGATTAAATGTTATGGTAAACCCACAAAGAAAATATGTGATTACAACAAAATACAGCTTGCCAAATTAGGCAAGAAGTGTTATAATATATAATAAATTGAAGGAGATATTATGTCAGATGTGAAAATCGTAAGATTGCAAACAGGTGAAGATGTGATTGCCAAAATGGAAAAAGATACCATGGGCAATTATACATTTGAAAAACCATTTGTAATTATTCCCACACAATCAGCACCAGGTCAACCAGTACAATTAATGATGACGCCTTATATGCCATATGCAGACGAGGACAAAATTACTATTGCTCAAGACAAGGTGGTGACAACAGTTAAACCGAAGAAAGAAATTCTAGCTTCGTATCAAAAAAATACAAGTAGTATTTTAACAGCAGACACAGGTCTAATTACCGAAACTAAAGTACCAAAACTTTAATGCAAGTTTACTTTGTTAGAAACGGCTCTAAAATTAGAGTTGATGTTCCTAATGAACAAACAACTCTAATGGAAGCTGCTAAATGGCATTCGCCAGTACCAATACCAGAAATACCTGCCGATTGTGGCGGTAGTTGTGCGTGTTGTACTTGTCATGTACATATAGATGAAAAGTGGCTTGACAAAGTTGGTAAAATAGATTATAATACACCTGAAATTGAATTATTAGAATACGAAAAAGGTTATATCGAAGGCAAGTCCAGATTGGCTTGTCAGATACAACTAACACCCGAACTAGATGGATTAACTGTACACTTGAGGAATGATGAACTTTTATAAAAATGTTATTGAACACAGAGGCAAACTATTAGTTAGAGGCATACATGATGGCAAAGACTATAAAGAAAAGATAGACTTTGGTCCTACTCTTTATGCGTTAACGCAAGAACACTCTCAATATAAAACTTTACAAGGTCAATATCTTAAACCAATTGAGTTTAGAGATATTATGGCTGCTCGTAAGTTTCGTAAAGAAGTTGCGACAGCTAATTCTCCTATCTATGGTTTAGAAAGATACCATTATCAGTATATCGGCCAAGAACATCCTGAAGAAATACAATGGGACAAAGACCTAATTAAAATCTTTACACTTGATATTGAAACAACTTGTGAAAATGGTTTTCCTGATGTAGAAAATCCACAAGAAGAAATCATTTGTCTTACAGTAAAAAATCAATCAAACAAACAAATACTAACCTGGGGTGTAGGTCCTTATCACACAGATAGAACAGATGTAACTTATGTTCAATGCAAACATGAGAAAGAACTTATGTTTGAGTTTATGAAGTTTTGGATTAAAAATCATCCAGATGTTATTACAGGTTGGAATACAAAATTCTTTGACTTACCATATTTAATTAATAGATTAAAACTAGTTGCAGGTGATAAAGTTGCAAGTAGAATATCTCCTTGGAATCTAATCAATCGTATGGAGATTAATGTACAAGGTAGAACTCAAACAGTTTATGATGTGTTTGGTGTTGCAATGTTAGATTACCTTGACTTATACAAATGGTTTATACCAACAAGACAAGAAAGTTATAAGCTTGACTTTATTGGTGAACTAGAACTAAAACAACCAAAGAATGAAAACCCATTCGATACATTTAAAGAGTTTTATACAAAAGACTTTCAAAAGTTTATTGATTATAATATACAAGATGTTGAAATCGTTGACGCATTGGAAGATAAACTTGGTCTAATTGATTTGAGTTTGACAGTTGCATATGATTCAAAAGTAAACTATGATGATATATTTTCACAAGTTAGAGTATGGGACACATTGATTGCAAACCATTTAATGCAAAAAGGTATTTGTGTGCCACCAAGAGAAGAATTTAGTAAAGAAACAAAATACGAAGGCGCTTATGTAAAAGAACCAATACTAGGTGGCCATGATTGGATTGTTTCGTTTGATATTAACTCACTATATCCACATATTATTATTCAGTATAATATTTCGCCAGAAAAAATACTTGGTGAAAATGGTCAAGGTGTTGATGTAAATAGAATGATTGATATGAAAGTACCTCTTAATTATCTTAAAACAGAGGGTGCCTGTATTACACCAAACGGTGCAAAGTTTAAAACAGATAGTCAAGGTTTCTTACCTGAAATGATGGAAAAGATGTATAATGACCGTGTTGTTTTTAAACAAAGAATGATTAAGGCTAAAAAAGAATATCAAATTAATCCTTCAAAAGAACTTGCTAGAGAAATTGCAAGGTGTCATAATATTCAATGGTCAAAAAAGATTGCATTGAACTCAGCTTATGGTGCAGTTGGCAATCAATACTTTAGATATTATGATGTACGACAGGCAAGTGGTATTACAACAGCTGGTCAATTTATTATTCGTTTTATTGAAAAGAAAGTAAATGAATATTTAAATAATATATTACAAACACATGACGAATATGATTATATTGTTGCGTCTGATACTGATAGTATCTATGTTCGATTTGGTAAACTTGTAGAAAAAACTTGTCAAGGTAAATCAAAAGAACAGATTACAGATTTCTTAAACAAAGTATGTGAACAAAAACTAGAACCATATATTGAAAAATGTTTTGATGAACTTGCTGATTATTCTAACGCATTTAAAAATGCTATGGTAATGAAACGAGAAGTAATCGCCAACAAGGGTATATGGGTTGCAAAGAAACGATATATGTTAAATGTGATTGATGAGGAAGGCGTAAGACTTGCTGACCCTAAACTTAAACTTATGGGTATTGAAGCTGTTAAGTCTAGTACACCACAAGTTTGTCGTGGTAAAATTAAAGAAGCAATTAAAATTATTATGTCAAAAGAACAATCTGATTTACATACTTTTATTGCAGACTTTAAACAAGAGTTTTTAAAACTACCACCAGAAGCAATTGCTTTTCCTAGAAGTTGTAACAACATTAGAAAGTATGCAAGTAACAGTAGTATCTTTATTAAAGGTTCGCCTATTCATGTTAAAGGTGCTTTGATTTATAATCATCAACTTAAAAATATGAATTTAGGTATGAAATATCCTTACATACAAGATGGTGATAAGATTAAGTTTCTAAAATTAAAAGAAGCTAATCCATTTAAGTTTGATGTGATTAGTTATATTTCAACCCTACCAACAGAGTTTAAATTGAAAGAGTATATTGATTATGAGATACAATTTCAAAAGACTTTCCTTGACCCTATGCGTTTTATATTAGACGCAATTAATTGGAAGGCCGAACCTGTTGCTTCATTGGAGAGTTTCTTTGGTTAATTTACCTGATAAAAAATATGGTGTAATATATGCTGACCCACCTTGGTTGTTTAGAACAAGGTCAGATAAAGGAAAAGAAAAAAGTCCTGAACAACATTATGATTGTATGTCATTAAATGATATTTGTAATATGGGTGTAAAAGACATTGCATTGCCTGATTCTGTTTTGTTAATGTGGGTATGTGACCCTATGTTAGACCAGGCTTTTAAAGTTATAGACGCTTGGGGTTTTACATATAAAACAGTAGGTTTTACATGGGCAAAAACAAATAAAAATACATTAGGATTTTTTACAGGTTTAGGATATTGGACAAGAGGTAATCCTGAAATGTGTTTATTGGCTACAAAAGGTAGACCAAAAAGAAAATCAAAAAGTATACCTCAGTTAGTGGTTTCACAAAGAAGAAAACATAGTCAAAAACCTTTACTACATAAAGATATAGAGGACTTGGTAGACGGACCTTACATTGAATTATTTGCAAGAACAAAACCAAGACCAGGTTGGGACTATTGGGGAAATGAGGTAGAAGCTTGACTTTAGCGATATTTTATAGTATAATACCTTTATTATTAGTATGTTTATTATTATGGATATGGAATGGCGAAAAACCTAAGTAAATTAAATAGAGAAGACGCTTTATATTGCGCTGGTATTTTTAACGATTATTTTGGACAGTTTGATAAGATTGACCAATATATGCGTGACCAAAAACTGGCACAATTAGATGATACTGTATCTGCTTCATTACCAGGCATGGGACCTGAAGAAGATATATTTAATGACTTTTCTATATCACCTGAAAATATGAATTTTGAAGTGTATGAACCAGCAGATATTCAACATTATGTTACTCTTTTAAATATGACTTCAAGCCATACTAATATGGCAAGTATACCAGGCAAAGAATTAAAATTATTAGTAAAAGAAACTAATACAGGCAAGATTGTAGGTTTTATCCGTTTTGGTTCTCCTGTAATTAATTCAGCACCAAGAAATAAAGTATTAGGTCAAGTGCCAGATTTAAAAAAGTTTAATAAAACTTCAATCATGGGTTTTACTATTGTACCAACACAACCTTTTGGTTATAATTATCTTGGTGGTAAATTGCTGGCTGCCATTTGTTGTTCTCATCATGTAAGAGAAATGTTAAATAAAAAATACAATATGAACTTGTGTATGTTTGAAACAACAAGTTTATATGGTTCTAGTAAATCATCTAGTCAATATGATGGCATGAAACCTTATTTAAGATTTAAAGGTGTAACTGATAGTAAGTTTGTACCTTTAATGCACGGTCAACCATATAGAGATTTAAATAATTATGTTGAGGAAAGAGTTGGTCTTTTAGTACCAGTAGGTGCGTCAAGTCGTAAATTAAAAATGACAACAGCCATTATAGGCATATTAAAAAGGTCACTTGAAGGTGATGACTTAACAAAATTTAAAAAGACAATTGAAGGTGCATTAGCCTTAACAGAAAGAAAAAGATTTTATGTATCAAACTATGGTGTAGAAAACTATGTAGATATTGTAAATGGTAAAACAGATACAATTAAAAAGGCAGAGAATTGGGATAGATTTGAACTAGAAAATGTAGTTACATGGTGGAAAAAACACGCAACAAAAAGATTTAATAATTTAAAATCAGATGGCCGTTTAAGAACTGAATTAGAAATATGGTCAAAAGAAAGTAACATAGATATTATTAGATAAATATTATGATGGCTATACCAGAAAAAGAATATATAGAACTAAAAGAATATTGGGACTTTCAAAGAAAGAAAGAATACAATAAAGAAAAAGTCATAAAAATGTGTGAAAGTTTTGGTGGTAGATTGTATGACCAGTTTGGTCAAGTACCATTACAAGAAATAAAAGATACAATATGGACGAGAATACCTCAAAGTGAGTATGAAGACCCTCCAAAAGATTGGGTGCCCGAAGACCCTACATATAGATTATGGAATGAATGAAAGGAAGCTTGACATTTTATGAAAATAGTATATAATAGAACGCAACGAAGGAGAAATTATGAGTGATTTTTTAAAAGATATAATCAAAGAAACAGGTAATGAATACGCTACACTTGCCAAAGACGGTGTTGCTGGTGGAGATGTAGATAGTTTTATAGATACTGGCTCATACTCTTTTAATGCGTTACTATCAGGTTCAATTTTTGGTGGTCTGCCAAACAATCGTATTACAGCAATTGCTGGTGAGGCTGCAACAGGTAAAACTTTTTTTGCATTAGGTATTGTAAAAAGTTTCCTAGAAAAACATCCAGACGCAGGTGTTATTTACTTTGAATCAGAAAATGCCATATCCAGAGATATGGTTGAAAGCAGGGGTGTTGATAGTACCAGATTGGTAGTAATGCCTGTTGCAACAGTACAAGAATTTAGAGCTCAATCAATTAAAGTGATTGACAAATATTTGGAACAACCAGAAGACAAAAGAAAACCAATGATGTTTGTATTAGATAGTTTAGGTATGTTATCTACTACAAAAGAAATGGAAGATACAGCTGCTGGTAAAGAAACTAGAGATATGACAAGGTCACAAATTGTTAAATCTACTTTCAGAGTATTGACTTTAAAATTAGGTCAAGCAGGTGTTCCTATGATAATGACCAACCACACTTATGATGTGATTGGTTCTATGTTTCCACAAAAAGAAATGGGTGGCGGTTCAGGTTTGAAATACGCTGCTTCATCAATCGTCTACCTAGGTAAAAGAAAAGAAAAAGATGGCACAGAGGTAGTTGGTAATATTATACATTGTAAAAACTATAAATCGAGAATAACAAAAGAGAATGCTCAAATTGATGTAAGACTTTCATATAAACAAGGTTTAGATAGACATTATGGTCTGTTAGAACTAGGCGAAGAAGCTGGTGTGTTTAAGAAAGTATCTACTAGATATGAACTGCCAGATGGCACAAAAGTATTTGGTAAGTCTATTAATACAGAGCCTGAAAAATATTTTACAAATGAGGTACTAGATAAGATTGATGAATACACCAAAAGAAAATTCACCTACGGACAAGACGAAGAATAAACTTTATACTTTCGTACAAAAAGATGGTGACGACTTTACTTGTATAAAGTTGTTATCTGAAAAGTATGATGGTATCATATACAAATATGGTAAAGTTGGTTTTGGCAAAGACGAAAATCCCGATGGCAGCTTGCCAATGATATTTGATTATGATATAATAAAAAATCCTAATAAAAAAGAATTAGGAGATGAAAAAGAATTTATTAATCATATCGGTGATATATTATTAGAACTAATGGAAAAGCAGATAAAAGATGGCACAGCAATTATTAACGGATAGAATTGAATCAACAATCATAAGTAATCTTTTTTTCAATGAAGATTTTACAAGAAAGGCTTTGCCTTTTATTCAATCAGAGTATTTTTCTAATGCTGAAGAAAAGACTTTGTTTGATGAGATTACAAAGTTTGTAGAGAACTATAAAAACTTACCTACAAAAGATACTATTCTTATTGAACTTAATAATAGAAAAGACCTTAACGAAGACCAACTTAAAAATTTAAGACAGCTTGTTTCTAATGCAAGTGATGAACAAGTTGATTTACAATGGCTGTTAGATACAACCGAGAAGTGGTGTAAAGACAGAGCTGTTCATAATGCCGTATTATCTGGTATTAAAATTTTAGATAACAAAGACCAAAAGAGAACACCGGAGGCAATACCTGGTATTCTTGCAGATGCTTTATCAGTTAGTTTTGATAATCATATTGGTCACGATTATTTACAAGACGCAGATAAAAGATTTGATTGGTACCATACAAAAGAAAAAAGATTTAAATTTGATTTAGATTACTTTAATAGAATTACAAAAGGTGGTGTACCAAGTAAAACACTTAACATTGCTCTTGCAGGTACAGGTGTTGGTAAGTCCTTGTTTATGTGTCATGTAGCTTCTAGTTTCTTAACACAAGGTAAAAATGTATTGTATATTACTTTAGAAATGGCTGAAGAAAGAATTGCTGAAAGAATTGACGCAAACTTATTTGATATTTCTATGGATGATATTAGAGATATGCCAAAACAATTATATGATACAAAAGTTGAAAAGTTAAATGCAAAGACAAAAGGTCAATTAATTATCAAAGAATATCCAACAGCGTCTGCTCATAGTGGTCACTTTAGAGCATTGATGAATGAATTATCTTTGAAGAAGTCATTTAAACCAGATGTTGTGTTTATTGATTATTTAAATATATGTGCTAGTGCAAGATTTAAAGGTGGCAATATATCATCTTATTTTTACATTAAAGCAATCGCTGAAGAATTAAGAGGTCTTGCTGTTGAGTTTGACTTACCTATTTTTAGTGCAACACAAACAACAAGAACAGGTTTTGTTAGTACAGATATTGGTTTAGAAGATACTTCAGAAAGTTTTGGTCTGCCAGCAACGGCTGACTTTATGTTTGCCTTAATGTCAAATGAAGAATTAGAATCATTAGGTCAAATGAAAGTTAAACAATTAAAGAATAGATACAATGACCCTAGTATGAATAGAGCATTTATCGTGGGTGTTGACAGAGCCAAGATGAGATTGTATGATGTAGAAAACAGCGCTCAGAATATTGTTGACGCTAATCAAACTAAACAAGAAGAAAACTATCCAACACCAGAGGACGCTTACAGTAAGTTTTCTGATTTTAAATTATAATGCCAACTAAAAGAAAAACACAAAAAGTTAGATTTCACAAAGGTGATAAGAGGCCAGGACCAAGCATGAAAGACTTACATTACATTAAGAAAATGATAAAACGAGGCCGTAAGATTATATGGCAAGTAATAGAAAAACCTAAGGGTAAAATTGTGTCTGAATTCTTTTTTGAAGAAGACGCCTCTAGTCTAGTAAAATTTCAAAATAAACACCGAGTATGGTTAGAAAATGGTGGTATACCAGATTTCTTATGCCATAAAGGTGAAAGAGAGCTTGCCAAACGATAACTATTAGTATATAAATAGTTATATGCCAACAGTATCGCCATATTACAAAACAAAAACAGGTCCTAATCCATTTTACACAATGGATGCTACGACTATATCATCTGCTAGGGACGCCCTAAAAAAAGTTGGTATTAATGTTAAACCTAAAGAAGAAATACTATTCAGATGTGTAGATAGAATAAAAGGCAAAACTCTTATCGAATCAAGAGGTCAATATTTCTTTCAATTAGCCATAGATAAAAATACAAATCTACCATACGGCATAAAAACTACCAAAAAACAAGTTACAGGTCATCTAGGTTCTAAACAGAGAAAAGATAGTACAGCTTCGTCAAATGTAAACGAGTTTTGTACAATGTATTTTATGATTAATAAGCCTATGACGCCTGCTCAGTTAGAAAAATATTGTACTCAAATGGGTAGCAAATCAACAGGCGTATTGACAGGTGAGGGTAAACCTGTTACCTTTGATGATTTAGCAGAGTTAATAGATAAAGACGAAACACCAGATAGAGATATTAAAATAGGTCTTGCAAACGCAAGAGCTGTTAGAAAAGATATTAAAACAAAATCTGTTGAAAAATATTATTGGGTACCTAGAGGTAAACCAAAAGGCATATCTCCTAAAACACCTTCAGATGTTATTTTAAAATTTAGAGATGGCAGTTTTCAAGGTTATTCTAATAAGATAGCTGCAGGTTCAGACGAAACACCAAAATTTAATA